TTGGTTCATTTCATTGCGGTCACTTTCGCTTGGGCCATGAGCCTTTCGACGGCTTCGGTGGATTCGTCGTCCCAGTTGGCTTTGGATTTGTAGTGGGCTGCTGTGGCGCTGACTGGTTTGCGGCTTCCTGGCCCGTCGTGTTCGCGTTGGTGCTGTTTGAACGACCGGTTCATTTCAGTGCTGAGAGCGGTCAAAGCACGCTCTAGACGTTTCCTGTCGGTTGCGTCCTCGAAAGACTCTGAATCCAAGTACCTGCGTCGAATAATGTCCGCGTACTTGGCGTTCTGCTTCAACAAACGCCCAAAACCACGACGCAAGTCAATCTCGTAAGACGAGCGGTTCAACACCGCATCCTCAAATTCGCCGCCTTTCGAGATGTAATCGTCAGCGATAGTCCAGTTCGACCCCAAAGACGGGTCTTCGTCTTGCAGAGCCCCTTCTTCGAGTATGTGGCGAACCTCATCGACCGAATACCGAAAGTTGCCCGAGAAAATGTCGTAGGCATCCCGCTCTTTGTTGGCAATCTTGTGTCCGATAGCCACAATCGCGTTCAAACGGTCCTTATCGCTGAACTCGTTCAGCAACTTCTCCACTGAGCCGGGAGACTCAAGTAGGTGCAAGTAGAGTTCCTGCTTGATATCGTCTTCGCTGACCACGTTCGGCCACTTAAAAGCAACCGTCTTCGCAGCCTTCCCGATCAGATCAGCCAACTCCTCAATCCGGGTACCTACTGTCAAGTCAGACCTCCCATGTGTGACCATCAACTGTGAACCTTCCTTTCGTGATCGGAACCAACTCCGGTTTAACATGCCCACCATCAACAGTGAGCAGGGCGAACCCCATCTGCCAGTCACCCGTCCCACCCTTCAAATACTGGGCGAGTTTCTGGTTCATCAAATGACCAACCTCAACACCTGTGATCTGCCGGGTGATGTTCCCAGCGAAACCGTTCGTCTTCGAGCACACACCCATCCTGTGCGTGTGACCCATCACCACACTTGTCGAGAACTTCACCGCCGCGTTCAACGCGGTGTTGCCGGCAACCCTGGACAAGCTGATCTGGCCCCGATGCCCATGCGTGGTGATCCACCCAGGTGCAATCTTGTTGAACTCAGGTAACATTGTAACCTCGAACTGCCTAAAGTCAAGTAGGGTGTCAAGGTTGAACGCCCCAGACTCAGCCAGCGCCGGCGCATACTTGGACAGGTATGTGCGCGGGCGTTCGTCGTGGTTACCTTCATGAACTCCTACCGGGCCGTCGTACACTTTCCGTAACGGTTCGAGGAACACTTGTTTGGCTTGTTCGGAGTCAGCGAACACAGATCCCTCGAACTCGCCGGCGGTTCCTTTGTTCCACCTGGACGGCTGAGGGTAATCCATCAGATCCCCGATGTGGATTACTTCGTCGGGTTGCAGGTCACCTATGGCTTTGATTACCGCTTTGAGTGCTTTACGGTCGTGGTATGGGATTTGGGTGTCGGAGATAACGAAGATTCGTTTACTCAATTTTCCAGCCGATCAATTTCGCGGTTGAGGTAATATCGTGCTTTCATCAAATCCTCCAAAGGATTAGGTGATTTGCGGCCTGCGCGGGCCACATACTTCACCACGTTGCCCAAGCAAAAGTTCAGATTCTCTGTCAGGTCGATCACCTGGAACCCGTTAGCGAACTGGTAGTGGTCAGGGGAAATAGGGTCACTCATCTTCATCCTTCCAGGTACTCAACTGCTCTCTTGAGCAGATTGATGTCGTCATTTAGCAATCCGATTGCCATGTTGCATTTCCTGCAAAGCAATTTTCTGACGCACTTGCCGCAGGACTTTTGCCCAGGACAGCACGAGTGATCGTGGTCTACGTTCAGTGCGCGGGTATCGTCTCCATGGCATAGGGCGCAAACGCCACCTTGCTTAGCAAGCATTTCCTCGTACTGCTCTAGGGTGATGCCAAACTTGCATTTAAGTTGAGTCCTTCGAGCAGACTCTGCGTTCTCGTATCGCTCAAGTTTGCGGCAATCCTTGCACCTACCTGCCTTGCCGTCCTTCTTGCATTTGTTGGCGTGGAATTGCACCAAAGATTTTTCAACCTTGCAAAGTTCACACGTCTTCGTCAGGTTCGTCACCTTCCCAAACAAAGTCATGAATCCGCTCCACCCAACGCGGGAACTCCATCCCCACCGAAAAATTAACTTCCAAACGCACCGATAATCTCCTTTAGTTTGTCAGGCTGATAACCGATAACCGGGTCGAACCCGTCTGCCTCAATGACTGGTGTGGACTTCGCCCCAAGCCAGCGGGTGATATAATCTTTCGACACCAAATCCCGGCTGATATCCACAATCTCCGGGTCGATACCGGCATCCCACATTTTCTGCACAACCCTTGTGCATGGGCGGCACCCAGGTTGGGTGTAAACAATCACCTGACTCATTTGATCCTTTCGATTAAAGCGTTCCTGCCGTGATTGACAACCAGCGAGTTCACGTCTTCCCCTGGCGGCATGGGGATCACTTTCGCGTTCGGCAACTGTTCAGCTATGGACGTTCCGAACTTCTGCCCCGCCGAGTCACCATCGGCCAGCACATACACGTCCCGGTATCCCAAGAACAGGTCACGAAAGTGTGGTTGCCATAAATGCGCCCCGGCCACCCCTACTGCCGGTATCCCGCACAAGTCTGCGGTTACCGCATCTATTTCACCTTCGGTGATAGCCACCGCAGGTGTTTGTTGCATGAGTGCTGCGGTGTTGTATAGGTGCGGTTTGTCCCCTGCCACTGACATATATTTGCCGTGCCCTTGGTGTTCGTGGTTTTGGAGGCAGCGGAAACGGATCGCTATAACCCCTGCCGGCCTGAGATACGGTATGGCTAGGTATCCGCGAAACATTTCATGCCCCGGCAAAGGATCTGCCACGAATCCAAGTTTGTATCTGTCACCGATTGACGGGTTTTGTAAACCTCTAGTCGTCAAATACTCTGATGCTGGGCTTTCGGGTAGGTTTTGGTGGTAGTGTTTGGCCGCTTGATTCAGATAGTGTCTCTGCGATTCGTTTAGCTGATGAATAGTTGATTCCTTTCTGTGTGGCGATCAGCGTCACCGGGTTGCCTTTGACTCCGCAGCCGAGACAGTTGAAGGCGTCTAGTTGGTAGGAGATTGCGGCGGATTTGATGGAGTCGGGGTGGAATGGGCACAAGGTGTGTACCCATTTCTTTCCGTTGTCGGGGGGTGGTTCCCATCCTGGTGTGAGGTATTGGATCGCTTGGGTTATCAATGGTGTTTTCCTGTGTTTGTTGTGTCGCCTGTTAGGGTTTGTCCAATAGGTTTTGAGGTTTCCTTTGTGTTTTGTGTGTTTTTGCCATTTGAACCTGCCCCTGTGTTTACCCAATGTCAAGCAGATCGTAAACGTCAAGCCACTGTTTGAACTGTGAGCCAATAAACTCTGTGTAGGCTGGGGGGATAGCTTCCGCGAGTTCTTCACGGTTACACCAGTCAATGCCCATCACTTCCCGCGCTTTCGCTATCGGGGCGATATGACCTGATATCGACATCACAGTTCCCGGTTTCCAGTGCCCAGCTTTAGAGGCAGGTTTGACATGCTCTGGGTGGAGGGGCACATTCAAGTGGATGTTGGACTCGAAAAGGCGGTGACGGTACAGTTCCAGCCCGAACATTTGCCCGCATAGGGTGATCGGGTCTTTCAGAGGGGAGCCTGGGACGTTCTCGATGACCCACGGGCGGTTCATTTCGAGCAGCATGTCACGGGTGGGTTCGATCAGGTCCGGGTATTCCTCAGCCAGACCTGGCCGGCAGTTCGACATAGCCGAATGGCGTTGGCATGGCGGTGAGGCGTGGATAGCGTCAAAGTAGTGACCGTACTCGTAAAGGAACTCAAGGGCGTCCCCCTGGTTAAACTTGAACGGGTAGTTTTTTTGCGGGTTGAGGTCAACACCTGTGACCTCGAATCCTGCCCGGTGGTAGCCCATCGAGGCACCCCCGGCCCCGCAAAACAGGTCAAGCAAACGCCGCTTACGCAATATAGTCTCCTAATGTCAAGGTTGCATGTCGGGTGTGACCCGCTCACCGATAACACGAACCGCCGGCGGCTCAGTCAAATAGTCGATACACCGCTCAAAGAACGCAATCTCATCCCTGGCGTGACCCAAAACCCGTGAGTTACACGGGTGGCACAACAACCCCCGAACCAAACCGGTTTTGTGGCAGTGATCCACCGACAACCGTTTACGGGCACCTGTGGCACGCTCACAGATAAAACACTTCCCAAGCTGATACCGGTACATGGCCCAGTATTCGTCCGCTGTGATGCCGTAGGTGGCTTTCCAGCGTTGCTCCTGCGTTGATGACGCAGACTTTCTCCTTTTGGCCCTGTGGTGTGTGGCGCACCTGGGTCCGGGGTGCGGCGCTTTCCTCCCAGTCGTGATCCCTTCATCAACACAATCAATGCAGTTCTTCCGTTTGTGCCTGCGATCCTGGGAACGATTACTTGGCCTGCGCCTAGCCGTCGTCACCTGGACACCGCCCAAGCAATCAAAACCACATTCGCCAACCAAATGAACAAAGCAACAGTCAACAAAACATCCAAGTTCACGATCTATCCTTAATGGTCATAGTGTCACCCCAAAAGTCCAACGCCACATAATCAAAACCAGAAGGATCAGCCTTACCCGCCCGGTTCTTCACAGTGGAAATCCTTAGGGAAGCCGGCCCCAACGGTTCGTTCACTTTATGAAGCGTCAACACCATTTCCGGCACACGAGCCAACTGCCCCTTCACACCCGAGAGCGGCACATGGCCTTCGGCATCGTTGTACTTACCCGTGACATGGTGTAGACCGACTACGCATGATCCTGTTTTGCGGGCTTTGTCGTGCAGGAAATCCATCAACGATTCCAGGCCGGCGAACGGGTTCTCATCGTTCTCCTGCCCGCCGGTACGAACATTGGTGATGTTGTCCACGATCAACAAAGCCGGGTAGTCACCTTGGAGTTCCCAATACGATTTCAGAACCTCTTTGATCCTGCCCAGGTCAGGTGATGCGTCATACACGAACCTGATGGGTATGCCGTCGAACTTCTTACCGTCTTCCCCGATGTTGCCTGCGCGAACCATGTTCGTTGTTTCGGATAACGGTTTACCGGTGAGGATGGACAGGGTTCTGGATAGTTGGGTGAAAGCGTCGGAGTCCGCTGACAAATACAGGGTGGGTATTTTGGCTTTGAGTGCGTAGGTGAGGATGAGCGCGGATTTGCCGACGCCGGGGCCGGCGCAAATCAACGCCAACTGTCCTCGTAGGAAGTTCGTTCCTTTCTGTTCAAGTGTTTTCCACACCACGGGTAACGGGTCACCTGAGTTCCCTTTTACGTGTAGTGATTGGTTGAGGGTGAACACTGTTCTCCTAATGTCAAGTTGCGTATCTGCAAGCCCAGTTCACATCACAGAAAGCGCACTTCTTCGGGTCCGGGTCGGGGTCAAACCTTCCAGCCTGAATGTTCTCCTCAAGCCTTCCGAAAGCCTCCGACACACGTTCCCGCGTCCACTCCCCGATCCTGTACGGCACCGTGGGTTTCCCCGACTTGCCCATCCAAAAATCGCCCACCGTGGGCGGGGCGATACCAAAGCTTTCAGCCAACGCCACCCCGTACACACCTAACTGGAAATCGTCACCAGGACTGTTACCGGTCTTGTTGTCCCTAACAACCAAACCTTCCGGAGTGTCGATCACCGCATCAATGAACCCCCGAACCTGAACACCGTCGAGGTCTATGTCGAAGCCTAGTTCGATGCCTGGTGTGCCGTCAGGGGCAACCCAAATCACTTCCTTCGGATGATTCTCATACCAGCGTATGTATTTCTCACACTGATCCAAACCAATCGAGTAACGTCTCTCAATGTCAAGTTCGCCGCCGTAAGGGCCGGACTTGAACCAAAACTCGAAGTTCGGTGTGGCCTCGCAAGCCTGCTCGATGTGGCGGCTGTAGGACTCCCTGAACACATCCTGCATCACG